TCTTTGTATTGGATCTGTAGAATGTAGCATTTCATAAAGCCTGCTACCTTTCATTTTTGTTGCCATGGCAATATTTATGCCTGGAGTAAGCTCAACACCTACTTTCGTTAAATTATAAAGTGTACCAAAGAATGGAACAATAATTTTTGATAATGTTCCCCATACTGCAGATCCTGGAATATTTGTTTGTTCTTTTAAAACTGCATTAATAGCAGCTCCAAATTTATCTAATTTTCTTTGTAATACAGTTTCTCTTGCAGCTTCAATAGATTTCAATCTAATATCTGGAGCTTGGTTAATGGGATCATTAATGATTTGTTTTACTCTTAATGAAAAATCTTTATCTGCAATTATTCCATTTTCAACTTCATCCATAGCTTTTGTATATGCGTAAGTGTGCATCTCTGATCTATAAAACATAAACTTCAACATATCATCTGCTGCCTTCATAAACCTTGGAGCATATCTTGTTGAAATATCTAAAACTGCATCTGCACCTTTAAAAAATACGTTATCTGCTAAATAAGATGGATCTTGTTCAATTCGTTCTCTTAATCTTTTACTTACTTTTCCTGCAGTATTATAAGTTAAATTTCTAACATTAATTTTTCCACCAGAAATACTATCATCTATTGGCACTTTGCTAAATGTATCAATGGATTGTCCAGTTAATAATGATGATGAGAATACTCTAAAGCCATCTACCATAGATTGCATATATCCATAATATCCTGCTAGAGCAGCTTTAAAGGTTAAACCTTTGTGTTGTTTATCTAGCATTTTATGAATAGATCCCTTAGTACCTCCTGCAAATCTAGCTAAATGGTGGAAGTGTTGTAATACAATTCCTGCTCCCATATTAACCATGTGAGTATCAACACCAGATAAAAGATTGTTATAATATACCTGGAATAACATTTCTCTATTTGAAGCTAAATTAATTTGCCTAATAGCTCTTGCAGCAGATCCTTCATTAGAATTTATAATTCCATAAATAGCTTCTAATTTCTGTTCATTAAATTCTTTACCACCTGTGTTATCCATAATTGCTGTTAATGCTTGTTCTTCATTAACAGAAATATCTGAAGCTTTTTTCATTTCTCTTAAAATTCTAAAAGATCTACCAAGCTCTGCTCTAGCTCCCATAACTTGGTTTAATACTGAAGCATAAGTTTGCGTCATTTGCATAGCAAAAGCTTTTTCTTTAGTTCCTGCATTTTCTGATACAGCTTTTTTAAGAGCTATCTTTAAATGTACTTTAAAATCTTTTAATAGATTAATTGCACCTAACATCTGTTCAACATTATAAACAGATCCTATTTTTCTGTTTTGCAAGGTTTCAATAGAAATATTTAATTCATCTGCAAGATCTTTAACAACTGCATCTTTTAATACTCCGCCTTCTCCTCTACGATATTTCTGGACATTTTTTTGATATTTTTTACCTAATACTTCAATAAGAGCTTCAATATCATTCTCATCTTTTACTTTATACCAAAGTGAATTTTTGTAACTATCAAAATCTTTAGGAAATAACTCTGGTGGTAATCTGTTTTCAGATACAGCTTTTTCTAAATTTTTTATAAATTTATTATCTATTAATTGTGCAGGAGCTTTTCCTGCACCTTCTCCAGTAATCTCCTGGGCTTTAGCTTGTGTCTTAACTACCTTCTCTGTACCAGTTTGTAATTCTGGTATATCTTTAGTTAACCATTTTTTAATTTCTGCTGCTATTTCTGAAGCTTTAAATTTTCCAAATCTTGCCATTATTATTTACCTTTATTAAAATTATCTATTTCCTCTGCACTAATTCCATAAACATCTCCAGTATCTAAATCTAAATCTTCTTTAACCATATATCTTTTTTTAGATTTTTTTTCTTGCTTAACAATATCTTTTTCTAATTTAATCTCTCCTCTATAAATAAAATTCATTTCTTCTACAGTTAAAAATACTTTATCTCTATATGGTTCATAATATTTTATATGATGCTTCTCTATAATATTATCTAATTCGCTTGGTCTTACTTGTATTTCAAAAGTAAAATTATCTGCTTCATTCATTTTAACTTGATAGTGTGTAGTTCTTAATTTGTTCTTATAATCTTTTTCTAATATAACAAAATTTTGTTCTACATATTGCTCCATTTTAGACACATTTCCAAAATTATCTAATAATTTAGCACCTAAATAATCTCCTATTCTATAAGGTTCTGCTGTTTTTCTTTTTAATTTTTGTGTTATTTTTTCTTGATCTTTAACTCTAGCTTTTACTGATCCACCTTCATAACCTTCTAATATTTTTTGTGCTTCTGGAAGTGTATTTTTAGCTTGATTTATATTTAGATTTATATCATTATTACCTTGATACACTTTATTAGTAACATCAATGACAGATAAATTATTATTATTTCCTAGATCTTTAGACAATGAAGTTGTTTCCATTTCTCCTTTAACTGGTAAAGCAGTTTCTTGGGATGGTACTTCATTTACAGAAACAGAAGATTTTTCAGCAGGAGAAGTATTAACTGCAACTCCTGTATCATCTAAAGAGCTTGCGGATAAAGGAATTTCTGAAACTTCTTTTGAGCTTGCAGCTCCTGCAGCAACTGGTTCTTCAAAATTAGAAGCTAAATAACTTTTAGCTTTAGCTACCCATTCTGGAGATTGTTTCATATATCTCATAGAATTAATTGCAATATCAAAAACTGAACCAATTATTCCACCTTCTAAAACTTGTTTTCCTCTAGCTTTTAATTTTTGTTCTAAATCATCTGCATTTTCTGGCCTACTATCTAACCAATTTACAAATTCATTTTGCACTCCAAGCTCAACGAGTAAGCTTGCAAAATTTCCATTTTCTGGAGAAAACATAAAATCAGCTACAGCTCCAGATCCATAAAATTTTAATGCTGTAACTGCAGCATTACCGCCTTTAAAAGCTTTTGTAGCTTTTAACATACTGGTAAATGGGATCATAAATTCTATTAACCCAGTTCCCATATTAAAAAGTATGCCATCTGGATTATTTACAAATTCAAAAGGCCTTATTGCAGCATTTTCTGGTCTTTGAGTATAAACTTTAAACTCTCCATTATCTACACCAAAATATGCATTACGTAATCCAAATTTTTCTAATCCTCTAACCCAGTCATCTGTAACTTCATAAACATTATTTGCAAAACTTTCTATTGCACTAGCAACCATTCTTCCTGTATTAATAAGAAATTTTCCTAATCCACTTTCTTTTTCTACTTTTTCAGAAATATATTCATCATCTAAAATATCTTTATTACTTTCATAAATAGCAGCAGCCGCTTCTAAATTTCCTTCGTTATAAGCAGTTTTAATATTATTAAAAGCACTGTCTTTATCTTCATTAAGACGAACATTGGTAGGATGTAATTTTTCATTTTCGTAAGCTCGCAAAGCCATTAGTCTTTCAACATCTCCTTGGCCTTCTGTATTTTCAATCTCAATAATTTTATCTTTTCTATTCATTAATTACTTCCTGTTAATGCAAATAAAGATTTATATTCTGCTTCTCGTTTATCATTAATAATATTAAATGGATCATTTGCCAAATAATTATAAATATCTCTAGGTGTTAATTCTAATAGATTACCTGTATCATCTTTATAATAAACTTTTGTTTTGTCCATTTTCATAGCTTTATTTTCTATATCAGCAATTCCTCCTGGAATACTATCTTCAATATCTTTCATTAAAGTTTTTATTCTTTCTATTTCAGCAGTGCTAGTTTTTATTTTTTTACTATCTTTTTCTTTTGTTAATCCAAGCTCCAGGTTATTTTTTTGTTTCTTCAATATATTATATTGTTCTAATTTTGGATTTCCTGTAGCTTGATCTTTACCACTAATAGCTTTTTTATAATCACTTTCTGTAATAATAATTTTTCCTTGTTGATCTAGTCTTTGAATAACTCCTGCTACATCTAAAGGATTAACTCTATCTCCAGATCTACCCAGGCCCACTCCTTTAAGATCAATTAAATCTTCAAAAGTTTTTCTATAAACTAATGTAAGCTTATCTTGTTTTTCTTGGTTTTGATTAGATCCCATACTAAATAAAGCTCCTGCAGTAGAAGTAGCTTCTAAACCATTAATAATGTTTTGACCTTTTTTGTATAAATTATGATCTGTCCAATGTTTATCTCCAACATCATAAGATGCGTTCATATTTAAAATTTCTGTTTTAGTTTTGCCAGTTAATCTATTATCTTTTAATAATTCATTTTTATTCAACATACCAAGTCTAACATCTTCTTCATAAATATTTTTAACACCTGGAGTATCATCATCTGAATTGTATCTATTGAAATATGTTGCTCTTAAATCTTTAGCAAAATCTTGGCCTTTGCTATCGGGGAAAGTTTTTTCAAATAAGTTAATATCGTTTTCAATTTCTTTTTCTAAACCAGAAGTATCTGTTCCTGGATCAACATCTTGTAGATTAATTATTTTTTTATAAATTTTACTTTGTGCAGCCCATCCTTGATGTTCAATATGTTTCTTATCATTTTCATAAAATTTATTAACTCTATCTGTTTCATTATTAAAGATTGTAAATAAATCATTAGCTAGTTTTTCTCTATCTTCTACATTTAGAATTTCAGCAACTGTTGTGTCTTGCACACCTAGAATAGCTCCATCTTTAGATCTAATAGGAGCAAAGAAATCTTTTGTTTTAAAACTACCATCTCTTACACTGTCAATAGCTTTTACTAAAGCAGGAGTATTACCTTTATATTGTTTAAATGTTTCTTCTAAAAATATTTTTTGAAAATTTTGTCTTGCATAAATAATATCTTTTCCAAGTGCATCTGTTTTTTTAATACCTAATCTTGTGTTATCAGCAGGTACAAATATATTTCCTGCAGTAAAACCTTCTTTGGGGCCAAGATTAAGATAATCTCCTACCATATTATTAACAAATTGACCTGCTTTAGCTAAACCTTCATCTCCTTTAGCAGCTCCTTTTATAATATTAGCTGCATGACCAGAGTTCATGTAGCCCTGGAATGTAGAAGTTTCTATATCTAGTTTAGTGCTAGACCAATTTGTATAAACAGATTTAGCATAAGGAATAGTTGATTGCTCAAAGTCATAAGTAAAATAATTATAAAGTTGAGGATTTTTTTCTCTTAAAGCTTCTAATAATCCATCTTTAATATCCTGGGATGCTTTATTAAAACCAGATATATCTGATCTATTAGAAGTATAAGCATCATATAATTTTTTCTCAAATAAAGATTTGATTTGTAATTTAGCTGCAGTTTGTGCAGATTTATAATATGCCTGGCTATAAGGATCTGTTCCTTGTTCTGGCATATCAGCAAAACTAACATTTGTATTTCCAAGCTCATCTGTTTCAACTTTATAAGCTTTAAAAGTTTCTCCCTCTTTAGCTCCTTGGATAGTTTGTTTTTCTCCAAAATCTTTAAAAGCTTGAGCAGATATTTGATCTAATTTTTGTGATAGAGTTAATAAACCTCGTCTTTGTTCAGCAAGTTGTGTTTGCTCAACTTGTGGTAAAGATCTTAATCTAACACCTAAAGGTTTATATTCTATTTTTCTTGTAGCCATATTAAGTCGTCATTAATGGTTTTCCAGTAAATGGATTTGATCCACCTAGTTTTGCATAACTATAAACACCTTGACCAAGAGTAGCAAAAGCATTTGCATAGCCAAGTTTCTTAGCTGTCTTACCTGCAGATCTATCAATCGCTGCTTGGTATTCTCCCATGTTATAAGCAATACGAGAGTTTATTTTAGTAATATCATATTCTTCAATTCCTTTAGATGCCATTTTAGTTCCAACACCTAATTTACTTCCACTAAAAACATCTGTGTTTCCTTTTGCACCAAAAGCATTATTATAAGCCATCTGTTCAATCGTACTATTTAAAACTGCTACTCCTTCTTCTCTTGCCTGGACAGCAGCTATTCTGCCCTTCAAGATTTCCATATTAGCTTTTGCTTTATATTGAGCTTCTGTTGCTTGTGCAGCTTTGTACTGCATTACTGCTGAAGTTACTGCTGCTGCTGCTGCTACGTATTGAACCATATTTTTTCTCCTATATGCTTACTTTGTACTCTATTCCTAACAACGTAAAGAATAAAGGTTTTGTTTGTGTTAGTGTTATAGTGCTGTCTTGAGTAAATCCACTCAAAGGCTGCACTGTTTTAATTCCTGTAAAAAATTCAATTCCTGTACCCAAGCTTAAACTCTCTAAATTTCTAAAAGATACTTCTTCAGTATCTATTTTTAAACTTTGTGTATTATGTAATACCAGATTTACTTCGGTAATTCTCTTTAAAAATCCTTGTATGTTACCATTTGGAAGTCTTGTTTCTACAGGTAAGGTTTCAATTACTGGTACATAAGGTATTCCAACTTCAACATATTCTGTTGGTACTATATCTAAAGTTATTGTTCCAGAGCTAACTGTTTGTTTATTTAAAGCTAAATCATCTCTAACAATATCTACAGTTTCTCCTTCTAAATAATTTAATCCTGTTACACTTGTTGATCCAGGTAATGTTGCTCCAAAGAATTGTTTGCCTGCATCTGTAGTAAAATCATAATCAAATTTTTCTAAATGATAAACATCTGCTCCATTTATATTTCTTTTAACTACTGTATAAATTTCTTCAAAGTCATCACAAGCAGTTAAGAAAGTTCCATCTGTAGTCCATAAAGAAGGAGATACAACTTGTTGATACCTAATAAATGGATAAGCAGCTATAGTTCCATCTGAATTAACCAATATAATTGTATGGGGCCTACTTGTACTTGTTGGATTGATATGAGCCATATCTATAGGATCAACAACTAAATGAGATGATAATAATGAAAAATTTTGAGATCTATAATTAACATCTGTATCCTGGAATATATATTCAATTAATTGATTACCTTGTCTTTGAATAAAATAAGTAGCATTTTCTGTTGAGATAGGTTTTACAGCTTTAGATCCTGTTCTTGTTGTAACTTTAAAAATTATATTTGAAGGCTCAATAGGATCCAAACTTCCTTGAGGAACGAAAAATTCTCCACCAGAAGTAAATACTAATAAATCTCTATTTGATACAATAGAATTAATTGCATTAACTTCATCTGTATCTAAAGTAGCTTCAACAGCTTCATCTGGTAATTGTTGTCCTGGATCAAAATTAAAAACATCTCCTACTACAGATCCCCATACTGTTGCAGGCCTAGATTTAGATCCACCAAAAAATAATCTTCCTTCATGGAAAGTACATGATCTTGGCCATCCTCTTGAAACACTCCAGGCATTTTCATATCCACTTTCAAATTCCCAATCAGCTCTTGCTATATCATTATCAGAAGCTAAAGGTATTTCTACAAAACCTTCTAATTCATCATTTGATACTTTTTTAACAATTCTTACTCTGCCATAAGGATTGATATTTATATATTGATCTAAATAAAAACTTTCTGGTTGAGAAAAAATACCATTAGTTGGTTTATTGGTTAATCTAATTGTTTCATCAATTCCGCTTGGTGTTAAATCTGTATGAGATGCAAAAGAAGTTCCTGGAGTAACACTAATTGTAAAAGCATATTTAGGGATATATTCAAAAGTTAAATTAGATACTGTCCAAGTGCTATGAGAACCTCCTCTAGTAATTGTAACTGGGTTCATATCTTCTTGGCAAATAATCATAGTATCTGCTGATTGAGCAAAATATAATTTAGATAAATTAGTTGAGCTTATGCCAGTGGAAGAAAGATCTAAATAATCATTACCAGATCCATTAATATTAGTTACAAGTTCTCCAAGTTTATAAATATATAATCTATTTGAAACAAATAAAAATACGTATTGTTGTGTAGTAGAAAATTCAAAAGATTGAAGTCGTACTCCATTTTGAGGATTAGCTGCAGAAGGAATAGTATCAATATATTGTAGTCCAGGCCTTCTAGTTACTCCACCTTGAGGTAAGCAAACTACATTAGTTAGTTCTTTAGCAGCAGCTCTATATTGTTCTAAATCTATTCTGGCCCTTAATAAAGGATCAAACTCCCCTGCAGTGAAGTTTGTTTGTATTCGTACAATATTATCATTATCTGCCATTATCTTATATTCGTTAAAATATAATCCTCAATGACATTTGGTGGCTGCCCTTGAGCATCAATTTGAGTTGCAGTTCTAAAATATCCACCTCTGCCTTGGTCAGAAATATTACCTAAAGCATGAGTTTTCCAATAATCAGCTTTTGTTGTTTGATCTGTAATAGGTTCAGCAAGATGCCAAGCTAATTGATATACCAACAAAGTTACAAAATAAGTTGGCATATTAGCTTCAGTTATATCATAAACATAATCAATATAAACTGTATTAGAATTAGTAACTAATTTGTTTCCATAAATTTCAAAATCTAATTGCTTGGGAGCATTAGCATTTCCAGTAAAAAAAACTGCAACAGGTAAAGAAGAAACTGCATCTGTTGGAAGTGTATATTGGTAATTCCATTCATTAACTGGAGTAGTGCTATCTTGAGCTAACTGTACTTTTTTTAATGCAAACTTCCAAGGATACATGGATAGAGTATGTTTTTTAACAAACTCATACATATTGTTTGCAATACCAGAAGCCTTAGTTCCATCTGTAAATGAAGAAATAGTATTGGCACCTAATAAAGTTAATGCGTTATTTGCTATAGAAACTGAAGTATCTCCTGCTGCCATACTACCTTTTACCTTAAAATTAAAAAAAATGGGAGGGGGAAATTAATCCCCCTCGCCACAGTTGTTAGTTATTAGTCAGCGTCAGCTACTGATAAAGCTGTTCCATCCGATACGTCAACCACTGATCCTGTATTTGATAATACAGTAACCAATGAAGAAGTAGGAACAGAAGCATCCCACACATGGATTAGATCGCCTGCTTTTAATACATCTGCGGCTCCATTAAAGTAACCTTCAGTATTAATATCAGCTAAAGCATCTGTACCTGGTGCAGTATAGCTCCACATTTGAGGAGCATTTCCTGCTTTAGATTGGCCACCGATTGCGTTCAAGTTTGCCTTTGTATAAGCCATAATTATCCTCCTCTATTAGCTTTCATCACAAGTGATTTTTACGATACCTTCGTCATCAATCGCAACAGCACCTGCCGAGAACATACTATTAACCAAGAAAGAAGTTTTCTCTGGTACATAGTTGATCTCTGTTTTGATCCCCATACCTTCTGCCATACCCATAGCATTTTTATGGAAAGCATAACAAGTTCTGTCGTTAGTTGATAATGGAAGTCCGCCTTCAGATCTATCTCCTAATACTAAGATCTTAAATCCTAGCATAGCAGTAATCTCTCCATTTAAGAGAGCTTTAACTGCAAAGTCGTTAGAGATAGCTCTTTCGTCAGATAATAATCCTGCAACGTTATTTGCATGAATTACCATGTATCTATCTTCACTTGGAACGTTATTTTTATCTAGCAACTTTTTAGCTGCAATCATTTTTCCAACGTTTAAGTTAGAAGCAGTTGCAGATCCAGAAGTTACTACTGTTTTAGCAACAGCTAAACTAGTTGATGAAGCATCAAGAGCATCAATAATTAATTGATCTTGTCTTCTTGCGATAGCTTTTGAAACTACCTCAACAAGCTCTCGTCTTTCATCAAAGTTAACTTTTGCTTGGTGGAATATATCGCTGTATTCTGCAGCATTATAGTCCGACATAGTCGCAGTTATTTGCGAATATGTTACATTTAGCGGAGTTACATCTGTTTGAGGTATTCTAGCTGTTGCTACACCTTTTCCAATTTTTGGAAATTTTACAGTGTTGGAGCCTTGGCCAGATTTAAGTCTAACAGCTTCTCTTAAGGCCGCAGAGCCTTGATAAGCTTGTTTGACTTCAGCATCAAACAAAGTAACAAACGCATTACTTATATTTATTGCCATGTTTTTCTCCTTTTTTAAACATAGTTTGTTTATTTACACATTTGCGTAGTTGTCTTTGGAAAAGGCTACAGCTAATTAAAACTGAAGGCCAAAAAAATTTCGGTTATCTTCTGATTTGCTTATATTAAACTTCTAGGGTTACATCAAGTATTTTGTGCAACCCTAGAGTTTCACGAGGCTAAAAAAAAAAATTACTACTATTAAGGTTTATACTCTCCTGGGAAAGCTTTTTCAAATAATTTTTCTACTTTTATTGTAAAAGCAGGATCTTTTCCATATTTTGGATCTCCAACCATGGCTCTAATTTCATCTTTAGACATACCTAATTCTTCTGTATCTCTAATAGGAGCAATAGGCTGCTCTCCATAGTAAGATCTAATTTTTTCAATAACTTTAATACCTAAAGCAGTTCCTGCCATATTATCAAATTCAGCAAGTTCTTGATCTGATAATACACCTCTACTCTTAAGTGTATCTCCAAATTTCATGACAGATCCAATTCTTTCTTCTGCTTTGTTACCAAGTAGTTTTTTTTCTTCTACAATGTTTGCCTGGGATCTTTGTACGAAATCTGCATTACTTTCCATAAAAGTTTTAGCAAGATCTTCATAAGCATCCTGGGTAATTCCATACTTCTTGGCCCAATCAGTATATCCTTTAACTAAAGGATCATTTTTAATATCAATGCTTTCTTTTTCTAAAAATTCAACATTGTAATCTTTTGGGGCCTTATGTCCTCCCTGGCTAAATTTTTTCTGTAGCTCATTATAAGATTTTACTAGAGCTTCAATATCTGGCCCTTCTTTCTCATCCCAAAATTTTTCTGGAAAATACTCTGGTCTTTCGTATTCATCTTTATCATCCGCAGCTTGTTCTTCCCCAAGCTTATCTTCTTCTGGTTTATCAGAAGCTAAATGAGAAATAGGCTCTTGATCTTCTGGAGCTATTTCTTCTTTCGGTATTGATTGTCTTGCTTCTCCTATCAAGCTATTTGTTTTTTCTTCAGTAGCTTGATTTGTTTCTTGTGCTTGTGCTTCTTCAGCCATTTTTTCCTCCTGTTTAGTTTCGTTTAGCACGTTCTATCCTGGTAAGAATTTCTCTTACAACAGTATTCTGTCCTTCTCTAACATAACCAAAATGCTCATTAGCTCCTGGATACCAGGATGGAGCATCTAGTGTTCTTGATTTTAATTCATCCAAAACTAATTTTCCTTCTGGTGTATTAAAAATTTTTGCAAATAATTTATCTTTATCTTTCTGTTCATCAATAGCCTCCATCTTGTCAACGAAGTCTAAACCTTCCCAACCTACATCATCAAAAGTGTCCATGTTATCCTATTTGTGCTTGTGTATTTATTTCTTCTTCTTGTGTTTCTGGAGCTGCTTGTTGTTGCATTTGAGCTGCTTGTTGTTGAGCTTGCTCTATCATCTCTTGTCTTTCTTGAGGAGTAGTTCTTAGCTCTGCAGGTATGCCAAGTTTATCTGCAACAAAATCTGCAACCCTATCTATTCTAACAGCCATTTGGCCCATAGGCCCAAGTTGTTGAATGATTTGCATCCATCCCATAGCTGTTTGTACTTCTTCGTTAGATTGTGCAAGGGCCAATGGAGAAGTGGGCTGCAATTTAACTTCTAATCCATTAACCTTCAGAGGTAGGCTGATAATGTCTTTTTCATTCATTACAGCAAGTGTTCTTCTAACCAAAGGGAGTACAGCCTCTGAAATCAATCTACCAAAAGCAGAACCTAAATTTTGAGAAAGTTCTTTCATTCTTTCAACGATCTCGGTAGCTGATCTTGCACTCATATTATCTGGAGGCAAGCTCTCATCTAACATGATTTTTTTTACGTTCATTCGTAAATCGTTAATTACTAATTGAGATAAATTTATATCTCCAGATCTTTGTAAAGGTTTTAAACTAGGGCCTGTAGGGCCATCATTTCTTGCAACAGGAATAATTGCTCCTGGAGCTATTCTAACTGTTTGTGGATTTAATACTCCATCATCTGAAGCTGTATAAACACCTGCAATATTTAAGCTTGCATTTTTAAGTAGCAGCTCAACAGTTTTGTTTAAAGTTTTAATATCTGGAAGGGCTGTAATAAGTGGGCCTCTACCATAAATCTCTCCTGCAACTTTCATGTATCTACTAATAATCCAAGGCATTGTTTCATAAGTTCTATGAACAATTTTTTCTGGCCCCTTTTTCCAAATTATACAATAATGATAAAATCCATCATCATCATGATACATTGTGCTTTCATAAAATTCTGTAAATTCTTCTGGCTTTTCATCTATAATTCTTTGAAGTTCTC